TGCTAATATTTTAACAACTTCACGTGCTTTGTCTGCGCTAATTTTAAAGTTATCAACATCACCAATTAGACTTGTTAATACATCTACTGTAGCATTTTTTAATGCTGTAACAGTGTCAGTAAATGCCTGTGTTAATTCAGAGGCTTTGGTAAATGATTCATTGTATGCATCTACATTTTTTGTATCTAATGCAGCCATTAATTGAGTTGGATCAACTGTATTGAATGCTTTAGATAATAATTCTACAGCCAAAGCAGTGCGTTCAGCACCAGGTTTCATTTCAGATAAACGTGTTAATGTTTTCTTAAGTAGGTCTTGTTCGCTTAGGTTACGTAGGTCATCAAGTGTTACACCAACTTTAGCAAAGGCACGTTGTGCTTTGTCACTGCCTTGTGCAGCATCATCTATACTTTGATAAAATTTATTTAAAACTTTACCTGCATCATCCGCATTACCGCCTGCTTGTTGTAAACTTTCACTTAATGCTTTTACATAACCTACTGTTACTCCGGTAGCGTCAGCAATATCTTTCATGGCATCTGCCATCTTAAATGCACTGGCAATAAACGCACCAAATCCAATGCTGGCAATTGCAGCACCTAATTTACCTACGTCAGAAGTAAGGCTTTTAACTGCTTGATCACCTTGTACATCAAGTACAATCTTATATTTGTCTACAGTTGCCATTACACTGATCCTCGCGTTAGTGACACGCCCAGTTGATCACGAACATAATCTCGTAAACGTTCAATTGTGGGTTTGGTCATACCTTCAGGCGCTTGCTTACTACCACGCATACCACGTGTTGTAGGTCTGCGACCCTGGTTTAATACCTGTGCATAAGGATAGTCTGCTTCAATTACATTGCTTTTAAGCGTAGTACTTCTACGTGCATTACCACTATCGATTGGAGTTTCTTCCTTAAAGATTGTAACAACATGTTGTGCTATGTTACGGTCATTAAGGACCATTTCAACTTTCTTCAATCGCGCGGTAATGTTATTCATCCCTTTGCCCTCGTTATCATAGCCTTCATTTCATCATCACTCAGTTGGTAAACTGAAGGATCGACTTTGCCGCTGGCTCGTGATTCCTGGTAACGATCATAGGTAGCAAGAACATCCATAACCATAATGTCGTATGTGCAGGCACGTTGTTCCACTTCTGAGGGCAACATGCCATAATCTTTTGCCATACGACCTATCATGATTAGTTTAGCGGTTCCCCAGTCGTTGGGGTTGACATTCTGCTCTGTGATTTTCCCAAGATTTCACCAATCTTGTTAATGGCTGCAGCACCAATATCAATGGGTAGATCCTCATTGTCCTTGAGTGCAGGCTTGCCATCTTCCAGCAAAATCAACTTCTTCATAATGCGATTAAGTTGGTCAAATTCATTTTGACTACGCGCATTGAAGAATTCAAAATATGTGCTTAGACCCACTACATCGTAAGTCCAAAAGGTGATAGGTTCACCATAACGTTCAACTAATGCATCATCATCCAGGTCTATTTGTATTAGAGTGGGTACGGATGCAAACTTGTTAATATTCACTTGTTACTCTCCTTAATTGGTTCATATTATTTATTTGGAATCTTGGTTTTCTAACAGTTGGTTAAGCAGTGCTAGTCTAAATGCCTGCTTGGCTTTCATCTGTTTAATTGTGTTACCCATGTTGTCTAGCATGGGCATCATCTTGGCTTCGTCAGAAATTAAACTGCGAATCTTTTCTTCGTCAGTCTTAAGCCAAGTATCTTGCTGGGACATTGTAGTCCTCCTTAACTTGTTAAAAACAGGGGCAGTTGCCTGCCCCCGCTAGTCTTATTAGACTACGTCGTTGGTTAGTGAACCATCAACAGCAACTGTCAATGGACTTACCCACACTGGAGCATCTGGACTTGTGGTTGGGGCTAAACTTGTGATAAAGCCTGTTCCACTTGTAAAGTATGCGCCGGTCGCATTACCTGAGTAGTAAATCTCAAAGTAAATGGGACGCTTGTTGATTGAAACATCACTTAGTCCAAAGTAAGCAGCACTGTTTGCAGTTGCTCCACTATTTCCAAAGTAAGTTTCAGCATCCAACACAACATTAGTGCTGATTTCATTGTCTGCAGGTGTTGATAGTTTACGCATGTCAACATCAGAGAATGTAGTATATGAATACACTCCCGTACTGTTGGTTATGGTAACATCCTGCAAGAACGGCACTGTCAGTGCATTTCCCATGCCGCTTTCTAGGCTAACACTGAGAATTGGCTGTGTGCCAGTGGTATTTGTCGTAATTCTTGCCATCGTCTTGTCTCCTTATGTTACGGGGTTATTAAATTCTAAACGCTTAACTGAATAGGAATAGGTATATTTTTCACTACGGTTGCCTATTTCAATATCTTTTGTAAAGTCAACTTCATGATAGCCATCAAAGAACACAACATTTGCTGCCATGTTTTCAATGACTTCTCTCATCTGGTAGGACTGTGGATCATTTTGGAATGATATGAACACAACTTGGAAAGTGTCAGTTTCTGTGTAGATACTGCCACCGTACGTTACGCCTAGTCTATAGGGTTCACGTGTTTCCGTGTTAACATCCTTAACATATACGCCATAAGGCGTAATGCTATCATCCTTGGGGTACGTTTCAAATACTTCAATAACAGGACTTTGTGGTGCCCGCTCACGCAGGTACACTACAATTTGGTCTTGTGTTACGTATGGCATTGCCATTAGAAGTATCTCCGGTCCCCGTTAAAGAAGTCCACATCTGCAGTCCAATTTTCCTCCAACTTGGTTGTTGGTCCATCGGGCGCATCCTGAAACAGATCGTAGAAGTTCATTAACTGCAACGCTTTTGTCCATTCCCTTTCATAACGTGTACGTGAGTGAACAAAGTTTGCTTGGTCCACGTCGTTAACGTTGCTAATATCAGATACAATACTTTCGTAAAATATCCTAATAGCCATAAACGTATCTAACCGTATTAGAGTTTGATCGTTTTTGATGAGTAGGTCTGCATTAAACGCTGAAATCAATTGACCATTAGGAAGATTTGTATAGTATGTGGCACCTATTACAGTGTCACAGTATTTTTGCCACCATCCAAACTCCAGTTGATAGAGAATCTCCTGGCTTCCTACATTAAAGTAGTTGTCCCAGTTAACTCCCATTTGGCTGGCACGCCTTTCCGCTGCAGGATCATAGAAGATGATATCTGCTACAGTTGCATTGGATACACGTTGAAATGGTACACTCATAGTTTATATTTTCCTATTTCTACATGGGGGAAGTTGCCTTCCCCCACTTAGTTCAATTACGAGTCTTGTAGAACGTTAATAGCACCGCCACGACGTAGGTCGCCAACGCCGGCACCAAAGTAGCCTACGCCAGTTAACCACATCTGGAGTCCGCCTGGGACTTCACCGCTCTTGATCTGTAGTCCTTCCTTGATTACAGTGAAGATTGCACTGTCGCCAAAGTAACCACCAACCAATACTGGGAGACTTGAACCAACTACTGTGCGTGTTGCACTTGGTAGGAACGTTGTGAACATGACTGTGCAGCCATATACGCTTTCAATCTTACCAGTTGCTAGCAGTTCGTTACCCAGTGCGCTGAGGTTTGAACCACCGCTCTGACTTACTGCACCACCAGTTAGTTCTGCTAGCATGCGGTTCAGTGACGAACCAACCTGCGTAACATAAACGCCAGTGGCATTGCTGTTGTCAGCGTCACCATTGCTGTCAAGGATGATGACTGGGTTACCAGGCATACGTGCAACTTTGAAGTTCTGCTTGATCAAGCGAACTGCACCAAGGATGCTGTTGCTGGTAAAGCCAGGTGTCCAAGTACCGCTGCTGTTGTTAGCACCAATAATTTCTATAGCACCCAATTGCAGGACACGGGCGAAGCCGTCTGCTGGTGTTGCTGTGTAATATGTGTTACCAGGTGTTGCCTTAAATGAAAGGAATGCTTTGGTTACGCGCTGGTCGACCTTTTCAGCAAAACTGTCACCAAGTTCAGCACCTAGTGTAGCAGCCAATTGGAAGGACGTTGTCCAGCCCAAGAAGATGTCGAATGCAGTTGTTGCAACTGCAGGACTTGCAGTAATTGAACCCTGTTCTAGTGCTGGGTTCTGTACGACTGCGTTACCAGTACCCCAAGTTCCACCTGTACCATTTGGATTGTAGTCCGCGTAGGTAATTGGTGCAAAGTTAGGTACTAAGAACTGGTTACCCTGTGTTGGGGTTACCACGTTTGTCATGTTGACGAGGCCCTGTGATTCGTGCATTGCACGCAGAGCAAAGTTTGCGATTGCGGTTGTGAAGCCGTCTGCTTCGTTATTGGGACCGCCGAGTACGTATGCCATTGTTAGTTTCTCCTATTGGTTGGCAATTATAATATCTTTCGACCCATAGATGTTACGGTTGCTTCTACGCTAGTGCCCTTAAGGCCTATACGTTTACCAAGACCATTGCGTTGTGCCCACGCATTAAATGCTGCTGGGTCCTTGCTATAGTCTGGGACGCCATCTT